GCCATAAGGGCTTTTCTCCTTAACGCCCAAAAGGGCTGGATTTGTTTAAAAAAAAAGAAGGAGCGACCTTAATGGCCGCCCCTTAATTGTTTAACTATGCGTAAACTCCTTCGTCTGCGTCAAGAACCACCATTCCAGCCGCGTCAATCAACAAGCCATCACCAAAACTGGCAACGCCTGTTGCAGTCGCAGTAGCGATCGCCACGCCAATCAAAGGATCAGCAGCTGTACCGCCAACAGTGATTGGTGCTGTGCCGGTGACGCTAATAACGCCAGACGTTGAGGCTGACTCGTTAACAATCCATTTCGCGCCGTCATAGATCAGAATATCGCCGGCTTTAACTGTTGTTCCCGCAATTCCTGTCCAAGAGGTATCGGCCACGCCACCAACGCTGGCGATGTAGGCGTTACCTAAAGTTGCGGCTGGCGCTGCAACGGTTGGATCGGCTGAACCCAGTAATTCAACAACAGCTAACTGAAGCGACAGGGTGCCATCAGGTGCTACCTCAAGGCCAGTTCCAACCTTGATGCCACCGAGAACCGTTTCAGTAGCAACAGGTAATACATAAACCCCGCCGGTGCTAGCCCAGGCAGTTCCATCCCATATTTTTAGCTCTGAAACTGTTGTGTCATACCAAAATTCACCAGCGCTATTGCCAGCAAAACCAGCCGGAGTTGCGTTAGGTGCAGTTGCGCTGACTTGTGCGCTACCGACTTTGGCTAAATCACCAGCAGCATCTTTGAAATAAACGGCAGCTGATGCTGCTGCAGTGTTTAGGGCGATTTGCCCGTCAACCAAGATTGCGGGATCTGGCCTGAAATTAGCGCCAGGATTTCTTACGTGCTGCCAGGGCTTGGTTGCCATATCAATAGGAAGATTGCATACGCATTCTACCTAACTAAAATAATATTGCTCATCGGTATCAACCGGTCCCGGCGGCCCCTCTGGACCCTGTGGCCCCGGTGGGCCCTGCGGCCCAACAGCGCCTTCGCCGCCGCTGCCGCCTGTTGAAACTGAGACCCACGCCTCTCCATTCCACATCCACAGTGTTGCCCCATCCGAATAAACATCCCCGATTTCGGGATTTGGCGGGAAATTAAGTGCCATCAGGAATACAGCCCATCATCGATAATGTCATCGCTTCCCGTCGATGAATTAGTAATAACCCATTGGGCAGATGTTGTGTCTTGGTAATAAACAAACAATTTGCCGGTTGAACTATTCCACCAAAGATCACCCGGTATTTTCCCTGCAGGAGCTGTTTCACTAATAGTGACGGGGGCCTCATGCTCGGCACTATTAGCACCAAAATCCAGGCTGATCCAGCCATCAGGGCCCATCACCCATACGCCGCCGGGTTGGCTGGTATCAAGCCAAACCTCGCCTTCCGATGGATTGGCCGGGGGTACTGCAGCGCAATAAATCCCAGGTAATCGCCTGATCTTCCCAGAGGTATCTCTACAGGTTAAAAACGGGCCTGCAGCATTAAAATTTAACGCCAACTCACCAGCTGCAATCATTGAGGGTGTTGGCTCTTTGCCCACAGTCCCAGTGCTTTTATGGATAATTTGCAAACTCATAAACTAAGCGCGGCTTGAAACCAGTCTAAACAAGCTTTCCGCCTGCTTCCAGGTATTCATCTAGCAAATCATGGGCATAGATGCGGGGGAAACCAAGCGACTCGGGAAAGATCGAGAACTTGGTGCCATCGCTAAATTCCAGCTGTATTAAGTCATAACCAGGCAAGTTGCCTGCTGCTTTTGAAGCTGATACGGATTTAACTGCTTTAGTGATTTTCATGGCTGTTAAACCTCCACGATAACAATCATGCCATGGCCTGGGTGTTCATTGATTAAATTATTTTGGCCGCCAAGCTGACGGTACAGATAATAAATATCGTGCTTTCCGCCTGATAGCGACCTGGCCCATTGACTGCCAGATGTCTGGTTATTAGCTTGAGTCTCACCGTAGAAAGCATCAGACGGGGGGGTTGTCGTTGAGTCAATGCCAGGGGCTACATAAGCGATAGTCGATGTATTGATTGTTGTTTCCTGTGAGTTGCCATAAATATCTAAAAACGTTGTGGCAAGAAATGCTGCCCCTTGCACCCAGGAGCAGCGCGGTGCCGTCGGGTAAATACTTGCCGGAGGCACTGACCATTGCTGGGTGTTAGGGGTATTCCACTGGCTACCAAAGAAATATCTCATCGAAGCAGAATAACGATTATATAAATTAGCTATATTGATTCGAGGATAATTAGCACTGTTCGAGCCTTGGATCGTGCCGCCTAGATCAACAACTGAGGTGCCTGCGGCTGTTGTGTGTACAACACCAACCAAACGCCGTTCTGGTTTGCCGTTTTTACAGAACACACCATCTTTTAGCGTTCTAGTAGGAGGGGTCATGCTAGAACCCCAAGGGGCATAATCAACTGCTATCGCTGGTACATTTGCTGTGCCTGAGTTATATAAATAAACGTCATAGGTTGTTTCTGGCGCGCTACATCCAGCCAAACTAAGAGGCAAAATACCGTTGAACCGAATCACCTGCCAGCGTTGCAAACTGGTGTTAAACAACGCAATCTCATTGCCACCATAAGGATGAATATAAATTTGAGTGCTACTTGTTTGGTTTGTATCAGGGAATGGCCTGGTTGACGAAAGGCTGAGCCGTAGATTCACCACACTTTTCACAGCATCACCCAATGCCTCGATCAATGTTGCAGGGGTAACAGCCAATGAATCGGATACGAAATCTTTCACCTCATTTGCTGTCGCGATCTCGATTAACCCTCGCGTTTTTTGTGATGCGATAGGTAATGATCCCTCTTCCCATGTGGGGGTGCCATTAACTCTCCCTGAGATTGTGATGTTGTTTAGATTTGATTGCCCAGAAGCATTAAGTTGCTTGGTAACGGTTAAGTTCTCAAATTCTGTCGGGAACAGGTTCTGAGAATCAAAAGTTGGATCACCAGATAATCCGCCCAGCCCTGCAGTTTCAGTGTTTACAGTGCGATTAGTTGACAAATCTTTTATCGTATCGCCTTGTACCAATAAGCCATCTTCGTTGAAGCCGGTATTATAAACTCGGCCTCCCATATGATTAACAGCAAAGAAATCAATTTTATGTTGATCAGATAAAGTAGTTAGCTGATACTTAGGCATTGCCTTCGTATAGTTTGATTGGCCGACCCATTCATAGGCATGGCCGAAAGCGCGAATCAAGCTAGGGCGGTTAAATTCAAGCGGCCATGCTTCGCGAGATGTGAGCTTACCTGCAGGAGCAGGGTTTGCGCTATCGCTTGGGTCCCAGTAACGCAAATCCTCGTTTGCTTGTGGCTGCATAACAGTGCCAGCCAATGTTGTACCAACAGCACCGAGCGCCACTGTGCTGTAACCGATCCGCATCATTAGATGTGATACAGCCGCAAAATCAGTCGCAGCCCTCAGCTGCATTAAAACGTCAACATCAGTATCTAAATTCACACCCAAAGTATCGCTATCAAAAGCAGGGCTTAAGTCTTTATCTATAACGACGGCAGGAGCAATACCAGCGCGGCCAAATTCCACACCCCTGACGCTAGGTAACATTGAGTAGGAGTTTTCCCATACCGCCCCGTCATAGGCCACAGTCAACCCATTGCGTTTATGGCGTTTTACCCGACCTTCTTGAAATACTGGTGTGCCAACTCTGTAATAAGTGCCTGCAGCATAATTTTGTGCCTCATCACCAGGCCTAATAATCATTTTGTAATAAGCAGTATCAGCCGTGGGGCTTGGGATACTGGTAGGCGCTGCTTCAGTTACAAGGAACACCTCATCAGCCCCGTTAGCAGGATCAAGCTGCCCGTCAACTGTGGTACGACCGCCAAGGCGAACAACATAATTACCAACAGGGCGCCGCGTAGCAGCGATATTGCTATTGCTTGCAATCAGGGAATATTCCCGTTCCTCTGGACTTCTGTTATCTACTAAACGGCGAATAAATACCCTATTGCCGATCACCTCAGCAGGTGAAATCGTGCCGATGTTATTGGCTGAATTTACTTTTACCCGAAGCTCTTCTGGGAAGTCTTCATCCCATGGCACAGCTGCTAATTGGGCCCGAGCATTTACAGCCAAACTGTTAGGGATATCACCAGCAATAGCACCAGGGCCGGTCTCTCGACTTCTATTTTCCACCCATACATAATCGCTCTCTTTTAATGAATAGCGATTGCTTTCCAGACTTGTTACATCTACCGGATCATCTAAAACGATCCTGCCGGTTACTGGATTGTAGCTAGCGATAAGCCCGAGGTTTAGCTGTCTGATATTTGTGCCATCTTGCTTAATCTGTAGGGGCCTTTTCACCGCACGACATAGGAAACCACGATCCTGGGGGAAAGCGCCCTTTGCTGATCCGATACCCCTAAACCCTGAAGATAACAAGGCCGTTTGGCCGAAGTTACTGTTTGAGTTTGTAATCGTGCATTCACCGCCTGAGGCCGTCCAATGGTGAACACTGTTACCAATAACGAAACAACTAACCTCTTGAATTACTGCGTCGCGGATACATTTAAAAGCAAAATGCCGATAATCAATATCGAAGCAACCGGTCTCAGGTGAATAGTTACCGCCTATGCGAGTTCTAAGATTATTGATATCTGCATTTATGTAATCATCATAAGAAGCAGGAATGCTCCATTTACCACCGCTCCAAATCTCCCAGGCGGCCATATCCCGTTGGAGGCTTACGTTAGTAAATTGAGCGGTAACCATTGATTTGAAGCCTTTTGCTTGGCTGCCATCAAGGAAGATTCCGCACATTCCATAGTTACTTCGTAAGGAGCAGTTAAAGACGTAACAGGAGCTGCCGACTGTACTGTCAGTTAGGTTCGTGGGAACGCCATCAGGATAAGGAGCTGCAATCTCCGTTTCTCCTGGTCTGATTTCAGGAGTGCTTACGCCAAAAGCTGTTGCAATCTTGCCGTAATAAGCTGTTAGTTCAGCTTCACTGCAAAACTCAAAGCAATGCAACAGGTGATGAGATCTTTCTGTTGCAATCGCATCTTTAAAAGTAAAGTTAAAAAAGAAGCTACCGCCGGTAGTTCGGAAGATTCCACCTCTACCTGTACTGGGGCTGCCTCCAGCCGCTGGTACATACATCGGTCTTATTACGGTCTTGCGGAGATCTTCCCCGATTATCGATACTCCCCTGGGGAGAATGATGCCTGGGCTTAAATTGCCATTGAAAGCAAGTAGATCTTCATCTGTGGGCTTAAGGCTTTCACCCCATGCTTTTACTTGCGCCACCCCTGCAGGTGAATTATCGATTATGTGTTCCCCAGCGGCCACATGCAGAACCACTCTGTCGTATTCATCGTTATCAGCGCCAGTAATCACTGAAATCCTGGCCGCCTCGATAAAAGCTCGCTGGATTGTCTTGAAGGGAGCTTGCGCTGTATATCCGCAAACCAGCTGCTGTTTCAGTAATGGCGGATTTGTTAAAGAGTTTTCGTAACCGCCTTCATAATCATCGCGGCCAATAGTGTTATCAACAAATAAAGAATATCTAGAGCTAAGCAAAACTTGCGTGGCATCCTCTGCGCTTGCATCGCCATTACCAAATACCTGCCGCAAGGAGGTCGCTACAGCTGCGATCTGCGATCTGAACCCGGCCTGTGTCGTATCAATCGTTGAAAGTGATCCGCTTTCACCGGGCTTTAAGATTTTCGCCACTAGCTAATATTCATATTTCTCATTCTAGCGGCCCATACGCAAGGCAATATCCCCCGTCGTGGCAAATGTCGCGGTGCCAGCTATTAGTTCAGTTGGCCGGCAGTTGATTGCAGCCTGTGTGATCAAGATCTCCGCCTCGTAGAAAAGATCGCCTGGTGCCAACCCAGTGCAATCCTGGCCTGACCGGTCTTGGATCATCCAAAATTGCGCCTCAGCCTTACAGCCCTTTTCCGTTAGTAACAGCAGCTGTAGCAAGTTGGTGGTATCGCTACTGCCTTCCTGGTTCCTGCGTTCGATAAAGAAATCAAAGGAGCCGCCGCCTGTAACCAGACTTTTGACTGATTCGCCAAATTTTTGACCGAGGGCTGTGGTTTCTACATTGGGGGCTTGCAGCTCGAGCGCCCATTCCCTTAGGTCGCATTGCACCAGCCATTGCCGGCCAGCGATCATGCCGCGAGGTTGAATGTCTGCATTGCCGTATTCCTCTGTCCCAGCAACAGGTATCAGGTAAAGCGGCGCATCCTCACAAATGCTGATCAGGGTGATTTCATCCCTTGCATCTGAGAACCGGTAATCACCGATCTCTTCTGCGCAGTGAACAATCCCATTATCAAAATCCTCAGTGCCTGAGGGGGCGATGATCATATTACTGAAATCCACCCGATCTAAAGGCACCCGATCTACTGGATTGCCATTGATCGCCGCATCAGGATCAAGATAAAAAGAGATTCGATCTAGCTGATCCCTGTGAATAAAATAAGTTCCAGCGGTATCAGCTTGAGCCGTGTCATAAAAGCTATTGGCATCAGAGGTATAAAACAGATCGGCATCATCAGCAATATGAGTCCTATTCGGTCCTAGCAACCAATCCGAACCGGCATAGGTGGCCTGCCCACCGGGGCAATGGCCCATTGGTAAACCTGCATAACTGCTCAGAAATACGGCATCACCATTCCAGAAGTCTTGATTACCAAGAACAATGCTGTTGCTTTTTTGGTGCTGGGCAGAAGGCGCCACGACTGCTGCTGCCGGCGGCTCTCTTCTCAACATGAGAATCCCGCCTGAACCGAGGATTGCCATTTAGAGCGATCCGCTTACAGGGCCTGTGACTTGCAACCCAACCCCAATCGCTACAACATCGCCAACCGTGACGGAAGGAGAAATGCTTGTGAGGAATGCTTCGCAACTCAACTCTTTACCACCAGCCATATCAAGCACAAAGCTGACCGATTGCGAACTTTCACTATTGCTAAAGATCGAATTTAGAAGAGCATTTGAGGTCGTGTCCTCTGGGTCGTAAAGGATTGTGGCCTGGCCTTTAGCGCCTCGCATCCCTGGTACATAAGTACGATCCCAGCTGCCAAGACAGGAATCTTCTAATGCGGCACGATCGATCGTTAAGCTCCATTCCCTTACTTTCCCGACCCTTACGCCTTGGAACCGTAGAGCTCCATTAGCTCCAGTAACAACAGCCATTATTCAAGCCTTCCGATTAGTTCCACCGTGATTTTAGAACGGCCTGGGGATAACGTTTCCGCCTGTGGTTCGCTAGCAAACTTCCACGCGAGATAACTCGGGATTTGAACCTTTAGATCATTCCCAATACCGGCCCATGTCTCAGCTGGCAGCTCTAGCGGTAGGAAGCCCCCATAACTGTTGTGGTAACACTCAAATAAGGTTGCGCCTTGCTTATCAAAGCAGTTGTATTCAAGACTTAACGAGGCTTCAAACGCCCGATCACCATATAAACGGCTACTTGAAGCGCCATTAATAGCAGTGAATGTTTTCGTGGCGTATTTGCCAGGGTTAAGCCGGCGAGATCTGGGGCAAATAGCTGGGAATGGAATAGCCATATTTCTATTTTAGACAGGTGCAACAGTCACAGCCACAACCATTACCTCCTTTGTTTTTTTAATTTCAACCTCATCAAGCGTCACCGTGACAGAAATGATTTGCTTGCCTGGCGTGGAGAAAGTAATCTCTGAGCTTGAGGCTGTTGGGTTTGCAATCGTCGCGTTTGCCGCTTCCCATAAATAGCTATAGCTTCCATCAGGTCCATTCACTACAGCCGTAAATATTCCACTGGTTTGCGTCGTAACGGTGCCGGGGCCTAACAACGTGACAGAACTAAAGGTGGGGTTTAGCTCTATCGGTGAATCACTGTTGCCGATTGCTCCATCGATCTGCCAATTATTGTCTGCATTCCATCCTTTCGTTAATTCGCAGAATCCATCAATATCAGTGGGGAAATGCGTTGCCTCCACTTCGATGTTGCCATCTTCATCAAACGACAGCATTTGTACTTTGTAGGTTTGGCTTGCTAAAGCTGTATCCCTAAGGCAGAACACTGAACCCAGGTGCGCCTGTGAGCGGCCAGCACTCACGAGAATATCAACCTCTTGGATTGCATTTGTATCACCATCCCAAAGCAAAGCTGGATATAAGCCATCGGCCAAATGCTCACTGCATACGACCTCCCCTGTTTTGGTGATAATCCCATTCCTTGGCTGGTTATAAGAAAGCACTTCCATTCCTAGCTTGAACGTTTTACCGAGATCTAAGGCAGCTTGATCTGGCGTTGTTTTGAATTTCACTGAATGAGTGATTAAACGCCTAGTACGGCAAAGCCATTTTCCGTAATCAATCGCGTGAATTTCAGAGGTACAGAAATCACTGAGATCAATTTGTTCTAGTGGCGCATTATCAAGGGTGCCAGCCTCGCGGATCGTGACCTCACGCAAGACTGGGAATAATCCCTTTTTGGCTGTATCAGATGCCTGCTTCTCTTCTCGCCATTTCACGCTGACCCTTGGTGACTGGCGTTCTTGCTGATCTAAATAGGACAGCTCGAATGAATCTTCGAGAATGTTGCCTGCAGTGAATAGCCCAGTGATCGGCTCAACTTCATTGAATAATGCTGCGGGCTGTAGTGCAAATTTACCGTTCCTTATCAGTAGATCCAACAGGAAATAACCCGCGTGTTGGCCGCCCCAGGTCCTGAGGTTGATTTTATCTGAGATCCCACCATCAAAGAAATACCGCCTAGCTGCCGTCCATTCGGCAGCTGCTGCAAAGCTTTCATCATCAATCTGCAACGAACTTAGGATCTCACCTACTCCATAACGGCTATTTGTTAGCAGGTCTTTAAATACTTCAGGGAATAGATGCGTAGCCTTCAATCCTTCAGTTACATAAACGCTAAATTGATTTAACTGGCTAAATTCTGTATTGCAGCGAAGATTAACCCCGATCATTGCTAATCCTTCATATTCAGGTGCTTTAACATTTGGCGTGATCGTATTTACATAAACAACCTCATGTTCTGGTGAATCGCAACTAGCTTGCACCTCGTCATAAGGAAAGATCTCAGCTAATTTTCCCCAATCATCTACATAGCTTTCGCTATCAGATTTAGGCACCCCGATCGGGTTTGCTGAACAGGTCTGCGGCAAACGGAATGTTTCAGGCCCACGTGCTACAGCCTCGCCGGTATAAGTAATCGCAACCCCATCGCCCTGAATCGTGCGGCTTCCAGCCATCTTGCCATCTAACACTTCAAGGTCGCCGCTTGCAACGTTATGCCGAATCTCCCAACCTGATACCGGGGTAAGCTGAAATTCCCAGCGCTGCAGCGTAGGCATTTCAAACCTTAAATAGTTATAAGTTGATTGTTGCGTAATAGACCTAGTACCGAAACATTGAGGCAATAACGTAAACGCATCATCAGTACCGGCCACCCGATAACCAACCTTAAAGAATGTGTATCGCTGCTCAGGACCGCTATAGGTGCCAGATTGAACACCTTGAGTAACTAGTAAATCGCCTTTTTTAATTGTTTGCCCTGCATAAAACCAGCAAGCTCTACCATCGGTTTCGGTATAACTTAAAGCATCTTGGAAATTGCACATTCCTGACATTCTTATGCCTAACGTTGATCGCAACCCGATCTCTATGATTTGCGCTGGTCGTTGAATAACAAAGGTTGCAATCGCTACTTTAAAAATGTGGCTTATCGTTGTTCCTGCATGGTGATAAGAACCTGAATTACCGCTTGCATCTATCGCACCATTACTTGTGAAGATCACCGTTCCAGCCGAAACTACCTGGAAAGTAGCGATGATCTCCTTACCTCCACCTGGGGGGAAATTATCTGCTTCACTTATAAATACACTATCTTCTGGCGAGCGATGACTGCAAATTGCCAAGGCGCTGCCGATCTTATATTGATCGCCAATTACTAGAGCATCATCCCAGCCACGTTGCCTGCCGCTAACGGATTGGGCCATGTCCGTACATTTCTCAACTGCCGCCGGTCCTTCCGCCTGAACAGTAAAGGTGGTTCCTACATCACTACCAGCTGACAGCCGATAAGTAAGCTTGTCTCCAACTGCAACCTGAATATTTTGGCCGCTACTTGTAGCATTGCCATTGTGAGCAACTAAACCGCTTCTGCTGCTAAAAGAAGCATTTTGCTTATTCCTAGAAGCCATCGCCTGGGATTCATAGGTACACCACACGATCGCGTCGCCTTTATCGCCTTGGCTTTTTAATTGCGCAACAACATTCGGCCTAACCTGCAGCGACGGCCGCAACGCTAAATCATTACCGATCGGGCTATAAATCCCAAATTGGGTTTGGGTAGAGGGTTTGCTTACATAACAGAAATCCTTCTGCCATTCGCCATTGATACCCCGAACAGCAAATACATCAGGGCCACCGCCGTTTTCACTATTGCCATCATCAGAAGACGCTTGCCTACCTGCGATATGGTCCGCACTAACGATCCTGCCACCTTCGCGGCTTAGATAGATTGCGACCCTGCCAGCCGTATTATCGAGGCTTTGCAGGTCGTAACCTGAAATTAAGTTATCTCCAAAGGCAAATTGAGAAGCATCAATACCAGCAATTTCACCTTCACCGATTAGAAATATTGCCCTAAGCATCTGACTGCCAGATAAGCTATAAAGCTGACTCCAAAGTAAGTTTGTATTAATCCGAACACCGCCATAAGTAACACCTTCTACAGTCTCGCGTTTTGCATAAACTAGCGGTACAAGTGAGCCCAGCTCTACAACATTTTGCAAGCCATCAAAACCAGCCTTTGGGGCAAACCTTGTATTAGAAACGATATCCTGCCCGTCTACTGTCCTGCTATCTAACCTGGCCGGTTTAGGTGCTTTGGGTTTTGGCGCTAATAAACTTGCCAGCAAACTTAAAGCAACGCCAATAACTAATTGGATAAGGAACGGGATTACTAGAAATGCTGTAGGTTCCCCTGGCCGCAGTCGTGAATTTAGCTGGCAATCACGGCAAAACTTTCGATACTCTGCAGGGGTAATTCCTAAAATCTCGATCAGCTCAATATCTTGAGGCAGGAGAACAATACGATCGGTATTTGGTGAGAGCATAATTATCTAAGAGGGATTGACCCAGTAGCAGGTAAAGCCCCTACTAGGGCTTGATTCAGGGTTCGTCTAGGCGCCTGCCCTGAGATTGCATCTAGCGGGCTGCTGAGATTCACTGATAAACGACTTGTATCATGGGAAAATCCGATCACTGCATAAACCTCTTCTAAAAATGTAGAGGTCTCTTCTAAAGTCTCAGGATTCAGCCATACAGTTCTAACGATTGCCAGCCAACGATCATCTGCTGCCTGTTTAAATACATTCAAATCTAAAATATTAACAGCAAACACCAGTGTTGCACTAATATTAGCTGCATTCACGTCAACGGTGCTACCGCTAAAACCAAATCCTGCATATATATAATCATCACCTTTAAATGGTCTGCTTTGACCGTGAAAGAAATTCTGGAACGAGAAGCCCGTGGAGGCCCCTCCCTTTGTAGTCAGCTGCAGATAAGTGCCAATTGCAAGCATTAGCGCAAACCTGCTCCAGCCCTTACACCAGGATTATTTTTAAACTTCTGCATAATTTTGGCTTGCGCTTGAGCTACAGCCATTTTGTTTGATTGCTCTAGCTGCCCGATTGTGACTAAACCAGCGGCGGAAGGATCAAAGGCATCGACTCTTACATCAATTGGCTCGTAACCAGCTTGCATTGCAGAGTTGAAATCTTGCTGAATTGATCGTTCGCGATTAACGATATTACCTTGCGCAATTGCTTGCTGGTTTTCAGCAAATGCTGCCCCACCTTGATCACCACCATCACTGCCTTCACCTATTGCTTTCCTTGTGGCGCTAAAGATATCGTTTGGCACTACAAGGCCAGTTTGGCCTGGGATGAATAGCTCAGGCCCTTGCTCACCAATAAGGCTTGGCACCCCTACAGGTGGAGTGCCACCAGCGGCAAAGCCTGGACCTAACTTTTGAGGAAGTGCGCTGGCAGTATCCAGCCCAGGAAATAAAATTCCCATCGCCTTAAGCACCATTGCTTTGGCAATCATTTGAGTAGCCATATCAATAAATGCCTTGCCGATATTGGCAAACATCGATTGGAAAGCCTGCTGAGCGTTAAGCGTGCCATCAATCATTCCGCTAACGGCGCCGCTCATCGCGCTGCCAAGCTCTGATTCAATTGCACTTGAAAGTTTGATTACTTGACCTTGGGTATCGTTCAGTTCTTTTCTCATCCCGTCCATATGGTTCTTTAATTTTTGGCTGTCGGTAAATGTTGTTCTCGCCTCCCCGATTGCCTTGGTTCTCTTCGCCTCTTCGTTAAGCCCAGCCAATAGAGCAGGATTAGCCGCGATCTGATCATTAATCAACTTAAGCTTAAACTCTTGCTCTTTCCTTGCCTC